CACCGTAGTCTCCTTGTTGTTGGCCAGGTCACGAAAGGCTCGAAGAGCCTCACCAGTCTGACCCATAAAAAACGGGGATGAAAACAGATTCGACTTAATATCGAACACCGCGAAAACCTTAAGTTTCATTTTCTACCCCTCTAGTTAAAGCGTGAACTGCCGCAGCCTTCACTTTCTCACGAACTACCAACCGTTTACCGCTCCCATCAGGATTAACACTACCACGACCACGCCGACAAATTTTAATATCCTCCAACATACCCGGCGAAACCCGGCCGACACGATCATCATAATAACGAGGAGGCTTAGACACAGCACCGTTCACCACCAGCTCGTCCCGCGGGTACACATCAGACGCGAACTTATCAATCCATCCGGCGCCCACCCCTGGTCGCCTCGACATAGTTAAATACTCGGGAACCTTTGAGCCGTAATGCTCGATAGCCCGAGACCCGCGAACCTTCTTCATCGCATACCGCGCTACATACCCAGCCGAGTCAAAACTTACAGCACCCACCGACGAAAAACCATAGGGCCACAACTCACTCAACTCCGCTGAAGTATATATCGAATCGCCCGAGGGCGACTTCTTAAAAAACACCTTATCATCGAAATCAAAATTAAACAACAGGCAATGATGGTGCGGCCGCTCCAACTTCTCGCCGTATTCGCCGCACTGAAAAAACCGGATGCCCTCACCGTGCCTGGCACGAAGACGCTTCAAAAACAGAACCATATCCCTCGGCCGAAGACTGCCGCCAGGCGGCAGCTGCTCCGGCGAGTAGGTCAGCGTCAAAAAACAGTTTCGGTCATACAAGGCCGCCTCGTGTGAACACCGAACGGCCCATTGCCGAGCCTTCTCCAATTGGCATCCCAGGCACGTCCCACACGGAACCGGGACCGGACGGTCCTTAAAACCTTCGTCCAGGTTAAACACGATGGACCGTTTCCCGGTCGCCGAATTCCGAGATTTAGCATACCACCCAGACAACGGATGATAACAGGCCATTAGAGCCTGATTCCACCACGCATCGGCATCGAATTAATATTCTTCCGATGCACACGCATGGCGTTACGAGAAAAACTCCGCTTGTCGCTACGCCGATTAGCACTCTTACGAAACGCCATAATCACCTCCTGGGAGCCGCATTGCTCCCGCCGTACGGCACCCACTTACCATCCTTCAAAACCTCATACTCCACATCAGGAGTCCGCTTCCGCTGAAACTCCTCATACATCTTCGCCTTATCACGAAAACCCGGCGTTTTACGAATCTCCGATTCCATTCGCTTCGGCTCAACACTACCACCAACACCTAAAATATCAAGCGCCCGTTCCACTTTCTTATGAAGGGGTTCATCCTGAACACCCTTAAACCCCTGAATCAGCTTAATCACCGGCTGCACCAGCTCATTAATCAACTGGTCCATCGGTTTAGACCTATCAGCAGCCTTTGCAGACGCCTCCGAAAGAAGGCCTTGCTTCGCCATCAACTCAATACGCGCTTTACTCTCTTCGATAGACTGATACGACGCTTGCGCGTCAGTGTTCAGCTTGTTCACATTCGCCTGCATCAACGCCTTTTCCATGTCCAGCCGCTTGGCCGAAAAACCGGCCTCCACAGCAGCTGGGACCGGATTAGAGGCTTCCGCAGGCGTAATCTGGGGCACAGGGGCCCCACTACCATTCGCAGCCAGGATGGGGTTCAGACCTGCAGCTCGCAGGTCCTTCACCTCACGCTGATGAGCCGTATTGGCCATCCGCTCCTTCCACTTGTTACTGCGTTCAGTCTGAAAGTAATTAAACGCAGACGACATCAAACCGCCACCAAGGGTCGCCAACGCCTCATAGGGCACACCCATCACGACCTCCGGTTACGAAGGAACCAAAACAGCTCCCGCACCAGGAGCGCCACCACGGCAACCACCGCCCCGGCCCACTCATCCTTGGTGGGTCCGGGGAGAACAGGAAGCGTAGCAGCTGCGACAACACCGGCCAGCATAGGAGTCGAGTCCATTAGAAATGGTCCATAAGGCCAGGGACAGAGTACGTCGGCATAGGCCTAGTGCACTCCATCTTAAAATAAGAATCGAACAGGAAATGAGGCTCAGAAGGCACAGCCACAACACGGTCGATAGGAGGATTCTCCTCAATAAACGTCGCCCCCAGCTCCGGACGCGAACCAAACTCCTGGGCAAGGTGCCACGTATCCAGGGGACCCGTCGCGTTGGAGCGGAAGTTACCCGTCACCTTGGACGGGAAATACCGATACTCCGCCCACCGCTCCTGGTAACCCCACACGAGCTCATCATCGGACGTGCCATCCGCAAAAATCTCCTTGTTAAGCACGGCCTGTTCACCCAGATGAGCAAACGCAGGCCAATAAAAATCGTACCTCGTACGACGAGAGAACATACGAGGCAGACCCTGCTGATAAGTCAGGTCCGCTCGAGCAGACACAAGGCCCAAAATCACGCAGTGCTCAACAAACGACTTCGAAAAACCAACCTTCCCGCCCGCAACACCATAAGCCGCCAGATTCCCTTGAGGCGTATCCGCCGTCTCAGAATTCTGAGTAACCGGATTGATAATCACCTCAACCGAACCACCACCAAGGAACTCCGGCCGCTGCAGACGATAATCGGGCGAGGACACACCGAAATGCGCCTTAAGAATCTCAACGTACCGGGTCCCTCCCCTGGCATCCCGTTCCAGAAGCTTCTGAATCTGGAACGCCTCCCGCATCGCATTAATAGTCACGCCCACAGCAGTAGAAAGGTCCGCCGTAAGACCCGTCTCATTCCAAATGGCATCGCGGGTCGTACCATCCAGGGCACCCGCAGAAATCAGAGCCGTCGCATTCTGATTACGCTGAATCGGAACGTCCGTCAGCGCACCGAAATCAAACGTCGGCCCAGCTCCAACAGAGGCAGGCAGCACATCAGCAAACCCGCCAACAGGCAGCTCCACACCCTCGCCCTTCTGAGGCCACGGAAGGGACGAAGTAAAATAATCATGGCGCTTCCCGCGCCGAAGAGGGACCTCATAATTCGCAACCGCATCAGGCCCATCATCAAAATCAAAAGTCACTCTATCCTGAAGATTCTGGTCCCTAAACCATTCATTCCAAATCAGTGCATAAGCACGGGACCAAAGCGCAGACACTTCAAGTCCTGCAACACCCGTAGGAATCCCAAAATAATCAAAAATCGTTCCTTGGTCGAACGTCACACCGTCCGTATCCATAATCGGAACGACAAAATCCGTATTATCATCCGGATTAGCACGCTCCCCACAAAACTTCTGCCAATTAGACCAAAGCAGACGATTGGGAACCGCAAAGAAAAACACATCCAGATACATGTTATCCATCAACGGATAAATCGGAGTCGCAAGCCGAGCGAAAATAGACGCACGCACATTAAACGTATCGCCCGGCAGAGCCTCATCCACAAAAATCGGAATAAGATAACCACCGTCAAACGTAGTCTTATGATTGTGCGACCTGTTAAAACGGGAACGCGGAATATCCGCACGCGGAACCTGAGAAAAACTATAATTACCCATTGTCCTTTTCCTCCGATTTATCCAATACCGTTAGGCCAACCCATGCACACGAACTTTAGCACAACCTGGCAACGACGGGGACGTTTCCCCGTCACCCCTCGCGGGGGGCGCGCCCCCCTGCCCCCCTGCTACAGACACCCAGTCCACCGGACAGGCTGTCAGTCCACACTATGATATCAAGTACGAACCGTGTGGACGAAAAAGGCCGGCCCTTTCGGGCCGGCCCCAGGCATCACTTCCTGGCAGGAGGGGGAACAACTGCCGACGTGACGCCCTGCTGCTCCAGGAGCTGCTCCAGCTCCTGTACCTCAAGCGTCAGCTTATCCCGAGCCGCCTTACGCGACTCCACAAGCCTCATCAGAAGCTGACGACCATCACGCACTACATGCGGACGAGACATTATTTGGCCTCCAAATCACGGACGACAACGTCCTTAACCACCTCAAGCTTTTCAAGCTTCTCATCAATCAGGCCAAGCTCAACAGCTTCGGCCCTATTAGCCGGGTCCTGGACAAACTCCAGGAGACCCGCCACGTCATTCTTAAACTTACCACGAACCTTAGACGGAAGGGATGCAAAATGCTTACGTGCTTCCAGCACCTTGTTCTGGCATTCGAGAAAATCTCCGACGTTCGCGAAATCCCCGTAAGTACCAAGACCCTTATTAACCGGAAGGACACCACTGGCTTTATACCGTCGCATAATGTTGTTAATATCACATTCGCTTCGGAACGCCTGCTTAGTCTTACCGGAACCGGGCTTGATGTTTACAACAACGGGAATACGCTCACCATATGCCTTACGAACAGTGGCCATTTACGCACCCTTCATCCCAAGAGGAACAACGTTACCCAACGCAACAAACTCAGACGCAACACCTAGGGAAACCTGACCCTCAGAACCGAAAATACCAGACTCATTATCAAACCAACCAAGAGACTTTAGGACGAAATCCTCCGGATGCCGTCCCACCGTAGTCTCCTTGTTGTTGGCCAGGTCACGAAAGGCTCGAAGAGCCTCACCA